CAGACTTTCGACGGTTGAGGTGTTCAACCGGATGTAGATAGGCTTGTAGTTCATTCCTGGCCCCGCTCCGATGCGATATCGAACTGATATCTCGCGGGATTCATGCAGGTTGTGGATATCTAAGCAACTGATCTTGTAAGTGATTGCATTTTTTTTGAAAAAAAGTTTGCGTTTGGGGTTTACAAATAAAATGATATCGGATAGATATCACTCATCGGCAATAGCAGCAATGGTGCTGCGCAGCCTTGAGGAGGGTAAAATGATTGTTAAGTTTTCTACACTCGCTGGTGGCGTCTGGATCGAAGACAACGAAGAAGCATACGGTTCCGACCGTACCGGCGATGAGCGCTGCTTCCGGTTCAGCAAAACAGGCAAGGCTCAATATGCCATACTCTCACATCTGCTGAAAGATGAAAAAACTGCGACGTGGCAAAGCATCAATCTGATGGAAAAGGACTTCCTTTTCGCATAGGGGCTTCGGCCCCTACCCACCACCAAAAAAGAGGGACAGACAATGACGCACGAACATGAAGCCAAACAGATTGCCGATAAATGGGTCGCAATCCTCGGCGACGGAATCCACCCTGACACGAGCGGGGCTGACTATCGTCCTCGGCTGTCTAAGGCACAAGTGTCCGAATATGAGCGCGATATGGATCGCCTCTTTGAGATTGCCGACGACCCCTATGAGATCATCATAGATAGTTTGTCTGCAAATCAAGCTGCGAGGAACGCAGTATGACAGCCTATTACAACGAGAACGACCCTAAAGCTGCCGCATGGCTGCGGGAAATAATCAAACAAGGCCACATTGCCTATGGCGATGTCGATGAACGGAGCATCGAAGATGTCACGCCAACTGAACTTACTGGATACACTCAATGCCACTTCTTCGCAGGCATCGGAGTCTGGAGCCATGCCCTGCGACAAGCAGGATGGCCAGACGACCGGCCCGTCTGGACAGGCTCCTGCCCTTGCCAACCTTTCAGCGCGGCAGGCAAAGGAAAAGGGTTTACTGACGAGCGGCACCTGTGGCCAGCATGGTTCCACCTCATCCAGCAGTGTCAACCTCCAGTCGTCTTTGGCGAGCAAGTTGCGTCAAAAGACGGCCTCGGTTGGATCGACCTTGTACAATCTGATCTGGAAGGATCGGGTTACGCCACAGGGGCGTTCGATCTGTGCGCTGCGGGCGTCGGTGCGCCGCACATCCGACAGAGGATTTACTTCGTGGGTGACGCCAAGCGCCCGCGATTGGAAAGACACGTCGTGGATGGCGACGACAGGCGTAAACCCGGACGGGAGCCTGCGCAACCGGACGGACCAGTTGCCACGGCAAGCGGCGCTGACTGGCTGGCCGACGCCTCAATCCTCAGACGGAACGGGAGGGGGTCAAGCGAAGAGAGCAGTCAATCCAGATCGGTCGAACGACTTGATGGATTTTGTGATGCTAGCAGGCTGGCCGACGCCGACCGCTCTGGAGCGGAATGCGGGACCGGAGACGTTGCAGAAACGTGCGGAATTTCGGAAGCGCAACGCCAATCAGAACACGACGCCGATGTATCTGAACGAGGCGGCCCAGATAACAGTGGACGCAGCACTCTGTGCAGCGATGGGATATCAGACAACGCCGCATGGCCAAGCCCGACTAACGGCCACTGGGGAGATGCTGATTGGCTCTACTGCACAGATGGAAAGTGGCGGCCAGTTGAACCCGGCACATTCCCGCTGGCTCATGGGTCTCCCGCACGCGTGGGACGACTGCGCGGTTACGGCAATGCAATCGTTGCTCCGGTCGCGCAAGCGTTCGTAGAATCTTATATGGAGACAGACAATGGATGACGACAACTTTCTATTCGCTGCATTTCTTGCGGCCGCCGCATTTGCAATCACAATCCTGTTAATCTTGCCCAGCTGAGGGACACAATGAAATACGTAGCATACTATCGCGTCAGTACCGACAAGCAGGGCCGCTCTGGCCTTGGCTTGGAGGCCCAGCGCAACCTTGTTGCGGCCTATGCCGGCGACATCGTCGCGGACTACACAGAGGTCGAGTCAGGCAAGCACGACGACAGGCCGCAGCTTGCGGCCGCACTGGAACACTGCCGCCGCATCGGCGCAAGCATCCTGATCGCCAAGATCGACCGGCTCTCCCGCGATGCCGCGTTCCTGCTGCAATTGCGCAAGGCCGGTGTCGATATCGTGGCGGCAGACATGCCGAACGCAGGCACACTAGAGTTCGGCGTCCGTGCAGTGGTGGCGCAGCATGAGCGCGAAGAGATCTCACGCCGCACCAAAGCCGCCTTGCATGCCGCTCGCTTGCGTGGCGTGCGCTTAGGCTCGCCAAAGCCGCACATCGGCAGCGCCGTCGGCAACGCCAAGCAGGCTGCCACTGCCGACGCGTTCGCAGGTCGCGTCAAACTGATTGTTGACGACCTAAAGGCAGCCGGTCTAACGTCCCTGTCCGGCATTGCGTCGGCTCTTAACGAGCGAGGGATATCAACTGCGCGTGGCGGGACGTGGCACGCAACGACAGTTCGCAACGTCTTAGCCCGTGCGGCATAGGAGGGAAATAAAAATGGACACCATCACAGTAAACGGCATCGAATACGTACCCGCCGAGAAACCTACAGGCACACGCGCAGTTGTGGTTGTGGATCGTGGCTGGATATTCGCAGGCGATGTGACCCGAAAGAATGGGCGCATCTACATCTCTAATGCCCTGCATGTGTTTAAGTGGGAGACGCTCGGTTTTTCTGGGGTGATCAACAACCCCAAGGAAGCCAAGGCCGATCTGCGACCCATCGCAGACGTGGATATTCCTGCTGGTGCAGAGGTGTTCTCCGTCCCTGTATCTGATGGGTGGGGATTATGACCCCCCTCTTCTACCCAGTCGGTCACGGCGACGGGCACGGCTTCGGCACCGGCGACGGTGACGGCTACCTTAACGGCATCGGCATCGGCATCGGCTACGGCTTCGGTAACGAATACGGCAACGGCTATGGCTTCGGCGACGACAACGGCAACGGTTACGGCTTTGGCTTCGACACTATAGACACAACAGACAAGATCAGGAGAATATGAAATGGTAGGTAAACTCACACCCGATACAGAGATGTCTTGCAGCCGCCTACCGGCGCTGCTTGGCCTGTCCCCTTGGTCAACACGCAACGACGAACTGGCCAAGAGTTTTGATGCTTTGCAGGGCAAAGACCCTGCACCATGGGAAGGCAACGAAACTACGCACTGGGGCAATCTGCTGGAACCGCTGATACTTGAACAGGCTGTGGACAGGATCGGCAGTTGCGATCTGATCGTACCGGACACCCCGTTCGCGGCCACCGATCTGGCCCTCAATGCCAGCGTTGACGGCATTATCGAAATGCACGATGACATTGAAGTCGAACACGATCCGGCGTCTGGCATATACGTCATGGGCGGCACACGGATAATGCTGTCAGGTCGTGGCGTGTTGGAGGCCAAATCGACACGCGGCGAGCCAGAGGTAGAGCCGGCAGCCTATCGCGGCCCGATCCAGTTACAAGGTTGCATGATCTGCACTGGCTACCAATGGGGCTGCGTGGCCGTGCTGTACAAGGGCAGCGAACTGCGTCTATTCTTCTACGAACGCAACCAAGAAATGATCGACAAGATTACCGATCATGTCATGGACTTTGAAAGACGGAAGCACGGCCCTGATTGGTATGCCCCGATCAGCAGTCTCGATGCAGCACGGGCATGGTCGATGGTTGACGATGGCGCGCCTCCGATCGACCTGTCAGACGACCTGCTGCCTGCTTTGCAGACGCTGCTGGATGCAAAGAGGACCAAGAAGGTTGCCGACGATCTGATCGACAGTGCGCAGAAACAGATCATGGAAGCGATGGGCAACCATGAAGAAGCATTCCTAGCGAACCACAAGATCCGCTGGCCGATGCGCAACTACAAGGCCCAACCAGAAAAGGTTGTGCCGGCCAAGGAAGCGTACTCGATCAGGCAATCATCGCTGACGATCAAGGCTTTGTGACGCGACGCGCCTCAGACATAGCAATAGCGACGGCCTGTTTGCGTGACTTGACAGGCCGATCGCCACCAGATCGCAGCGTGCCGGCCTTGTATTCACGCATCACGCTGCTGACCTTGCGAGCGTATCGGGACTTCTGTTTCATTTCTGCTTCCTGATTAGCAGGATCACCACGATCAACAGCGCCGCGCAGATGGCGTCGCCAACGGTCATTACAAGTCCTTGCATCATCGCTGCACTCTCCTTAAACCGAACCGCCAAGTATGCGCTGCCATGAACTCTGCGGTTCGGGTCACGGCCTCTTCATCGAGGTCCGGCAGCGCAATGTGTAACAACTCATGCAGCAATACCTCCTGCTGCAACTTGTGGCGGAGCCTGCTGTCGATCTCGATCCTCGGTTCATCGTAGTAGGCCCAGCCCAAAACCTTTCTGCCAAGTTTCTTCTCAGTTATCCTTACGGTCTTGACCGGCATCTCTAGATCCACTTCGTATGAAACCGGCGCTGGTGTTGTCCTCAAGGTACTTGCAGTAGTCCTCAAGCCAGATGATTGTCGCTGCGAGGTAGTACGATGCTCTTTCGCCATGGGTTTCTTCCGCTCTTGCAACAAGATCTTTGACGTCGCTATCAATCACCATATCTGCTCTCCAAGTCTGCCATTGACGTGTACGAATGCCCGACAATATGACCATCCCTTATACTCAAAGACCAGACACCATAGGCCCAGCCAGTCATCGACCTGCCAGCGTAATATTTGACCAGACCCTGCGGCATGGCGGTGCCAAGGTTAAGGATCTCAACTGATTTGGCTGGACCTATTTTCGGTGCAGAAATTTCTGCCTTGCGATGGCTATGGCCAAACACGATAGAGAACACTGCGTCGTTGGCAATCGTGTTGACAGTCTTGCCGCCGTACTCTCTGCCCATTAGATTGTGCGGCACATGCGTGAACCCAACGCCATGAATGAATAGCCACTTGCCGTATGCGTAGGACTGCCAGCCGTAGTTCTTAAAGAGAACGTCGCGGCGGTCGGCAAAGGATAGCCCCTTGCTTTCTGGCTGCTCGTTGTCCCAGCGTTCGAGTCGCTCCTCATGGTTGCCATAGGTAATATGGCACGGCGGGCCACCCTTCAGGATCTTACGAAACTGGCTGAGAACCTCCTCGGCGCTATCGAGATCATCGACGAAGGCAGGCTTGTCAGCGTAACTAATCGTGCCAGGCCGCTCGTGCTTCGATAGGCTGTTCCAGTCTGCAAAGTCCCCGATCTGCACAACCAGATCAGGGTTTGTCTCGGCAATGTATCGAGCGATCCATTTGATCCGGGACTTGTCCTGGCCGGGGCAGTCATGGAAGTCGCCAATGGCGCAGATGGTGACAGTCTCTTTCTTGATTTTGAGACTGACCGGCTCCAGCGGCAGCTTGGGCTGGTTCGGTTTAACCCGGATGCCTTGCACCATCAGCCGCTCCAGATGCTTGTTGATTGTGCCTTGAGATACACCTAATGCGGCGGCAGCAGCGCGTCGGCTACCATGCTTCTCGACGGCTTCCTTGATCTGCTGCTGCCGGGCAGTCGGCTTGGCGGTAGTCATTAACGCCCGCACCAGCCAGTGCGCCTGGCATTGTTAACCTTGACCGCAACAATTGTTTGGTCGGTGTCTTTCTTCGACCAGCCTATTGGTTGCCAGACTTGGCAGACAGAGGCGTTAGTCGCGACGGTACCCGTCATCTTCGCGCACCCGGCTGGGATCGCGGCTGATAGAATCGCCAGCAGCAAGAGCGTCTTGGGTGCGTCTGAGAATATCTTCATTATTCTTAGCCTCAAGTTTTTGCCTAGCATCCCTTCGACCCTTACCGTAGATCGTCAGAATTGCCAAGACCACGCCACCGGCAGCAGCCAGCCAGCGCCCAATCGGCGACAACAGCCACGTTATCATGCCGCCTCCTCGTCAAGCCGACGCTTGCGCCAGTACCAGATGCCGACGCAGGCAAGTGTGGCAATGATTGCCATGAATACGGCAGGCCTCCCCAGTGCCTCCACAGCCCCAGTGAGGGCGCTATTGGCATTCTGGATTACAGGGATTACTTCCTTTGCTGCTGCCACCACAGACGCCCCACCGGCCACCACAGCGGCGTTGGCTTCCTTGCTTTGCGCGATGGACTTGCTGGCCACTGGCTGATCTGGCTGGACCCGGCTACCATCAGGCTCAATGCCTGACAGGCTACGCCACATCTCCACCTCTGCCCGGCGACGACGAACCAGACCGGCAAGCTGACGACCCCCAGCCCGAGTCCACTTCATGAACTCAGCCGGAACGTCGTCGAATCGCTTGGCATTGACGCGCTTGAGCAGGGTTGATTTCTTGAGAGCGCCCAACCCACAGTTGTATGCAAAGCTGACCAGCGCATCAAACTGATTTTGAGCCAGGTCCACCTTAACCAGGCTTTCGACGCCACGCTCAAAGCGGCCTAGATCAGCACGCAGGATAGAGGTTGCCTCTTCCTTCGTGATCGTCATCCTTGGTTCGACAGTAGGTTTCCCGGCAGCAGATGTGTGGCCATAGCCAATCGTCAAGACACCAGCCGGACAGACATAGCTGGTCAGGCGTAGACCCTCGAATAGCTGGATTAGCCTGACGCCATCATCAGATGTTTTCATTTGTCAACCTTATCGTCTAGCTTGTCGAAGATCTTCTGTACCATGCTTTCGATTCGCTGCATGGTATCATGGAACTCATGCTTGCTGACGTAGGACTTCGGAAGATCCACCTCAACCTGATGCAGATCTTCCTGAAGTTTCTTGACGGCACCCCACAACTCGCGAG